TTCCCATGCGTTATTTTATTCTTATACGCATAGGGGGGCTATGGAACCGTCGGGGCCGACAGAATACCGCCGCTTGCGCCGAAAGTGTTCCTTGTTGTGGCAATCAAGGCAAAGTAGCTCTAAGTTTTGGAAGGACAAAAGTATTTCGGGATCATTTATATTGTCCATTTGAATGTATTCCTTGTGGTGTACTATGTACCCCGGTGTTGCGACTCCATTTGCCATGCATCGCTCACATAAGCCGCCTCGATATGAGATGTAAGCGGCCCGGCAATGCTGCCATGCTGCCGATTTATAAAAGGCACGTTGTTCATCTGGTGCCTCGGATCGCATTGATGCCATACCATTTCACTCCATTTGCCCCACAACAAAACGCACCCACCATTTGATGAGTGCGCTGCGAGTGGAAAGGTCTGAACTTGTTATACTTTACCTGATACCACTATAAACCATAATGTTGTCCCCTGATTACCCCATTTATATTTTTTTGGATAATTCATAGTAAAACTTCTGCCGTATCTGGTAGTACATGTTCTTACCGCACGGCATTCCCTTGTCCATTAGCTGATATACCGTAAAGCCATAACATACCCCCAACCTTAAGAAGTTATCAAGCGCAGATGAGTCGCATGCGACATTGATGCATTTGTCAATAAGTGCGCATTTGTCCTCAATCTCAATCATGCGCATAGCCGTTTCGGATGTGCTGTCATACTCATTACCATTCTGTATCTTGTCCTTATCGTACCTGATCGCACCCCGTGTATCTCTGTTGGCATCCAGCTCGGCCTTCCAATCCCGGTATTGCAGTGCATAATGAATGCAGGTCAGATATGTGTGTTTCGGCAGATAATACTTATTGTTTTCCGATAATGTTCGATATTTCCCCATTATACCCTCCTATATCACTTTATATGGTTTCCCTGTGGCCTTCCATAACTCCACAATGCTTGACGGATCACTGATGAGCCTGTCAGCTACTCCAATCGCCCGTTCAAGGTATTCAGAGCAGTCATATATGAAATGTGGCTCATTTTGAAGCTTATTAAGGAATGTTTCATAAGCTGATATGGTGTCAGGCCTCATGCTCTTAATCGTAGTGTGCAATAATGGATGTGGTCTGAATATGACCGCATGGCCCTGTTCAATCTCCTCAATAATGTAGTGCTGATAGTCCATAATCTTCTCATAAGGTCTTGCCAGATATGCCGCAAGCGAATTTGCCACCAATATAACCGTTCTGTTGCCAATTGCATCCTTCCACGCATCAGGAATGTCCTTTGTGGCCTTCAGAACCGCATCAATCTTAGCCGACCCAAATCCAAATACCTTATCGGTCATATCAATGCCCATTTCGGCCCAATCTGCAATAAACCCAAGCCGTTCCTCTTCAGAATTAAGGAAAAAATAGTCAACATTTGCGATACCGGGCTGAATGCGGAAATGTCTTGATGATGTACCACCATATGGAATCCCATAAGGCAAATAAATGATGTCACAACCATATTTTTCCTTAAGTGCATCCGTTCTGTATTCCGGCAACATGCCTGTGACGGAATTGTTGTTATCGTATTGGTACTGAATGGCAATAAAATCAGGTTTCAGTGATTCAAGGTTGGCAGCAGGCTCCGCAATGTTCCCAAAGTAGTCAAAATCATAATCAATAAAGTCAACTTGCCTGTTTTCCTTCTTCCGATAGTACGGAATCGGTACGCAATGGGCATCAATGCCAGAAGCAATGCATTCCTCGTAGACGGACTCCATGCAATCCCACATTGACCGCTTGTAGGGCAGAAAGACGATGGTGAAGTCAGTGCCGCCGTGGATTTCGATTATCTTGTCTGTTATTTTGCGTCCGATCTCGTTCATTTCAACCCTCCAAGAATCAAAAATCGTGATAGAAGTGCGCCTGCCCAAAACGATATGAAGTTGGCCACAAATATCAATATCCATAATTTTGTATTGCTCATTTCTTCTGCTCCTTTACCCATTTACCGTATTCCTGCAAGATATTTAAGCGGAAGGCTTCAAAGATGCCGATATCCTTGGCCTTACACCACGCATCAACATAGTGTTTGAAGTCAGGATCTCGTTTGTAAAGGTCGTACAACTCATCCGTCATTGATAATCACCCCCAATTCATTGAGTGGGCAGTATTTGCAAAACTCATTCAACTCTTCCTGATCTGCGGCCTGAAAAGGTCTGTTGCAATAGTCATCACACATCCGGGCCTTGATTTTATCGATTTCGTACTCCTTCTGCTCCTTCGTCATATCTACCTCACTTTCCTGGTCATAACATAATGATTGCAACCATCTTCAGGATCTACCCAATCCGCAGCAAATGGTGATTCCATGCACATACAGGAATGGCCCTTTTCTTCCTTGGTGTAATAGTGGCAGGTTCCGCAGCAGTTTTGGTATTCCTCAAACCATTTGTCTATGTCTATATCCCTTTGGGTGTCCATTAGTCACTCACCCCTTCCCGGTATCTGTCAAGAATCTTTAAGGCAAAATCAATGCCATCGTTATATGCTTTCATAAAGATGTTTGACGAATCATCCATTTTGAATAACTCCATTTCGGCTCTTATATTATCAAGCACATCCAACATATTGTTGTTTTGCGTTTCTGATACATCAATTATCAGCTTCATTCCTTATCCTCACTTTCTGCTTATGTCATATTTCTTTAAGCAATCCTTACAAATTTTCTTCTTAACACTTGATGGACAGCAATGTGGTAAATTCGTCCACACTTCTGCTTTTCTGTACTTTTCAAGCCAAATATATCTGTGGCAATCAGTACAATGAAAAGGGATAAGTGCTATTCGATTAAACTTTGTTTTCATTCCTTATCCTCACTTTCCTGTGGCTCAACCATCTCTGCACCGCAGTTGTAACAATAGTCTGTTTCAAATAACTGATACTTTCCGCAACTACTACAAGTAAATCTCACTTCGCCCTCAAGGTCATTAAACTCTTCTATCCAATACCCTGTCTTTGGTTCTGCTGACGGTATAGCCTTAACATGAGAAGCCACCTCATCAAGAGTAACAGAATCATAGCAAGTAAAATTTGCCTTTAAATTGTCTATTGTTTTAAGTACTTTCTGTTTGCTTATTAGTCTATCCATGCTTTCACCTCTCAATCCATAGCTTTTAATTTTGTCAATATTTCTTGCTCTGTAAAGTTAATTCCATACATTACATCTTCGTTATCTTTAAGCAATTTACTGTCGGTCTTGACTTCCTTAATCGCTTTGATAACTACATCTGTGATTTCATCAATCGAATAATATCTTTTGCTTGTCATTCCTTATCGATCCTTTCGCATATCCCTTAATATTTTCTTTATTTCTCCAATAGAGCATAAAACGTAAACTATAAATCCTATGTGACATAGTGAGTTTATTAAAGTTCCAATTTCACTCATTCCTTATCGCTCCTTTTCTGTGGCTCAATACCTCTGCCGACGAACTCAACATCCCATGCCTTGAATATCCGCACACATACATTGCCCTGACAGTTTTCCATAATAACTTTATCTGCTAATTCCCCCTCGACATATACAGGAACATTCTGTGGCATACTTTCTAATTCTTTAATCAATTCTTCTACTGTCATTCCTTATCGCTCCTTTCCTGTTATCTTCCCGACATTTATATCGGTAACATCATTCCCCTCACTTTCCTATGGCTCATAGCGTTTCGGTAAAGGCATCCATGCGGCAACATTCTTTTGAAATTCACATGAACCTCTTTCAGCAAAATGTGTACTTTTCCAATCTCTTGGATGATAACCAAGCATTATATCACCGAATAAATCACAAAATAGAACATCTTCTTCATCATCGGGCAACCTCTCACTAACAGGAATCCACTTTGGCTCTTGCGATTTGATAGATGGTAAATCGTTATACATATCATCTATAATCCTTGAAAATATATCATAGAGTTCATCATCATTAAGCCTGTCGATTCTTTCATACAGGAATTGCTTTGCTTCTTCTCTGCTTATCGCATCCTCACATGGCTCTGCTGATGGTATAGCCACACTCAAACCATCTAACTCTTTACTAATGCGTTTTAATTCGGCATATATCGTTGGTCTATGGGCATTGTCAAACATATGATTATGCAATACTGAATGGATATATTTTATGCTGATATATTCCCCATCTACCTGTGGCATATCCACGACATCAACAAATCTGCTACATGCATTCATATAAAGATTTCTTTTGCCATCATCACAGTTAGGTTGCTTTGTACATCTGTTACATAAACTATACTTTGCCTTAGACTGCTCCCATGCATCGTCCATGTCGGTTTGATACGGATCATCTGCCTGCTGCCCATAAAACTTATTATCCGCACCATGTATCACAATGGCCTCGATCTCCTTGTCGTACCACTCGATGCATTTGTCCATAAGCTTAAAAGATAAACAGTGCAAATCCTTGATCTGTTCCTTTTCGGCCTTTAAGACTTCCAACCTGGTCATCAACTCACCTTCCTTTCATATTCTTCACGCAGGCATTCAACTCGCACTTGCCCTCTTTTGTCAGGTAAATACAGGCCGGTGTGACATACCGCTTATACAGCTCACCCTTCTGTGCCGGGTAATATGTCTTGTCAAAGCACTTTTTCGGTGTAGGTAATTCTGCCGATGCTCTCATCCGATATATCTCACTCCCTTCTGCCTGATCGCACCCATTGTGACCAAGGTACCGATATTAAACGTGGTATAAATCTCGGCCCCACTCTCAGTAACCCTCATGGCCTTAACAAAATGCGGATATGCCTCAATAACTGTCCACCTGTTCTTGCGGATCGCCTTGCCCATGATCTCCTTTGTTATCGTTTCGTGTTCCTCTATCTCTGTGCCAATTAAGGCTGTCAAATCATAACCTGCCAATGCAAAATGCCTCCTTCCTTGCCGCCGTATCTGCTTTGCCTTCCGTAAACTTGTCGCATTTGCCCTTTGGCAGCCTGATCTTCCCGGACTTCGCTGTCCGTAACTCCCCGGTTTCCAACAGATATCCGCACATCCTGGAATAGCTGTACCAATATTTACAGTGTTCGCAGAGCTGTTGGTCTTTTACGTTATATAGTTTTGGTCTACCCATTTACCCCTCCTGGTTTTCGTATAACTTTGAAAAATCCTGTTCCCAATCAATCAAATACTTCCTTATGAAGCGGTTTGCATATTCAGGATGAATCATCGATCTGGCCTTGCTTAACTCAAGTTTCCCCCATTTCTTTGGATATACAGAAGAATTAAGTTTTCGTAATGTGTCACCTGTTCCGATATGGTTATATGAAACAGCCTCAAATACCAAGTTATTTTTTGGCTCCATATTGCAAAACCAAAACTGTGTCGGTTTTGCGTAATAGTCACCATTATCTCTCCGATCCTTGTCGATGATTGTCGCAGGATAACACCAATACCTTCTTAAAAAGTGTTCTTCTGAATAAGGATTTTCCATCACCAATTGCAACCCTCGGTCAATACAGACGATAAACATTTTATTCACAACATCGTAATTGCGTTTAACTTCATCCAAGAGTGTCATGTCATAAAGCATTTTCTGCTTCATATTCCACTTTGCCATCTGCTTTGCTTGACCTCTAAACGAAAGCATTATCTGATTTTCAAATCTGATACATGGAAAGAAAGCTAAAATAATATCTTCCTTATCAATCCTGTCAAATATGCTTGCCCCCCCCCACATATGCATTTTCGATCTCAGCAAATAAGTCAATCTGATAATCCGTTTGCCCAAAATCATTTAAGATGTCATAGTCATATGCATCGACCCCCAACTTCTTAAACTCATTCTTAAATGTCCCAGATTGTTCAAACAGGCAATGCGCTGTTTTAACCTTCATTTTTTCCTCCTACCACTTCTTCTGCTGCGACCAATCCAAAAGCTGACCGCACTCAGGACAAATATCATCCCTACCGTACTGTGATCGTGTTCCGTACCCTCTGCAATCTGGGTTAGAGCAGTAACACACATAGTCAATGTTTGGATTGTGTACATATACTGTTGTTGTTCCACCTTCTTCAACATCCCATTTTTCTTCTGGAACAAATAACCTCATACTTATACCTCCTTATCCCCCCACGGATTTAATGTGGCCTGTCTTTCCAACTCTTCAAAAAACTCATGGGAATACTTCCTGGTATTGCCCCCGGATCTATCGGCAGCAGATTGTTTGGGTGCGCTATATATATTGGTCATATCCCCTTCTTCACCTCGTTACACTCCTGCATCAGTGTCGGCACCCCCTTGCTTATGGCTGACATATAATCCAGGTACGCAATCACCCAAGTTCTGAACAACTTATCTCTTGGGTCACTCGTCTTATACTCACTTGTTAATAACGTGGCTTTATCCACAACCTCATCCCATGCCTCATTGTCGTTGTTGGCCGGGATCTCCGTGTGTTTGATAAATCGCCACAAACGGCTTAAAAACTGATAAAACTCCTGATTTTTCTCTTCCAAAACAGACCTCCTTTAGTTTGCGGTAACGTAATTTACGTTACTCACGTTACTCTTACGTTACCGATAAAATGTGTCAACCATGCGGGTTTGAGGGTAGGGTAACGCAGTAACGTAGTTTTTTTTGAAAATTTACGCGCGCGCGAGAAAAACGGAAATAATTTCGATTTTTCATTTTTTTCGTATATATATACATGATTTTTACGTTACTTACGTTACTCACGTTACTCGAAGGGCAACTCATCTGGCAGAGCCTCGTCAAAATCATCATCCATGCCCCAATCCCTCTTGATGACCACACTTCGGATCTTGTCACCCTCATAACTAATTGGCTTTTTGAAGCAGCCTTTATTATCTTTTTCCACAAGCCCTTTTGAGTCGGCCCAACTCAGGAACGATCTCGGCTGTGATCCTGCTTCTGTAATTATCTTGTCAAAAAATCTACTTATTATTGCTACCTTGTCATCCCCGATGTATTTTCCCCATCGTTCGTACCTGTTTGGATGGTCTTCGTCATCCTGCTCCATGAATCTGAATGAATTAGATCCGACAGTTTCAATCAGATAGTTGTATGCCCGGATTCCTTCTGATACATCATTTTTGTTCTTTAACAAGCCCAGGCAAGTCTTGATTTCAAGCCTTATGCCGTCATGAAAAAGGATCCTCTCTGACAGTTCATCGGCCGTTAGAATCACGCTCATGGGAATAAGCTGTTTCTGTTCCTTTTCGGTGCCTGCTGCCTTAGATTCGTTCACAAGTTGGTCGAAGTAGCCTTTTTGTATTGTCTGGATGTCCTCGATGCTGATATCTTTGATCGCCATTACAAACTCTTGGCCTGCAAAGCCGAAGTTCTTACGGATGATATCTGATACTTGGTGCGCATCGGTAAAAATGTCTGTATTTCCGCACTCAATATCAATTACCCTGTTGACCGCTCCACCTTGCATCGTTTCCGATATAAGAGAGTGTTCGGCATTGGTCAGAATGCAGTTTCTCCAACTGTTGGTGTTTCTGAGGCCCATTTCCTTTGTGGCTCGGCCTTTACCGATTCCCGAGCAGAGCATATATATCAACTCCGCAAAGTCATCGACCTTGTTCTTGATCTGAGCCATATCGTCTATCATCATCGGAAGGCTGTTCAGAACATCGAGTCGTGTTTCCATAGCTGTCTGAGTGCTTTTTGCATCCGTGATATATTCGCCCTCGTTCGGATCTGCCCAAATCGATGTAGCGATCATGAGGGCAACCGTCTTACCTTTACCTGTACCGCCCCAAAGGTCAACAATGAATGGCAGAATCCCAAGCGGCTCAACCAGAACCGATGCGAACGATGCCGCAAGGTAGGTTAGTAGTTCAATCCTTTTGGCCTTCCGTTGTTCCAGGACACACTCATACCACTTTGACCTGCTGCCAACACTTTTGATAGAGTCGAAGAGTGTCATGACATTGTTCTCGTTATCGAAAATGACATCTTCCTCATACGGCATAAATGTTCCGTTTACCCATCCGAGTCTTGAAGTCGATCGCTTCTCGGGGATATCGAATTCATTTAATGACTCCACATCTGACAGATATCGCACCAAGGCACCTGCATTTTCACTTGTTACCCGGACACCATTGTTAGCCAGATTTATGATGGAATTGCGGCTTGCTATGATTTTTCTATCAATCAGAACCTCTTCCCATTTGTTTCTCACTCTGAACCTCAACCGCACCTTGCAGGTCTTGGTTTCTATATTTTGAAGGATCGCACTTGGATATATTGGATGAGAGCAGGCATATACTTTACCACCTTCTGCCAATGTCCATATTCCGTTCATGTCGGCCCTCCATACTCCCGATCTAAGAGGCGGCTCATCATCAAACTGTGTGAAATATGTGGGCTGTTCGACCGTCAATTCCTTCTTTATGCTCTTTTTGTATGTTAGATAGCACTTATTGAACCGAGTCTTTAACTTTAACTGAATGGCCTTGTCTTCAAGTGCCTGCCTTTTCTTCTCATGTGTAAAAGGATCCTCGATAGAAAACAACTCAATCATCAAATCCTCAGACAACAGGTCAGACTCGTTCAATTCGTCTATACATTCTAATAACATCGGCTTTGTTTATCCCCCCTTCCCTTATGTATTTCTCTTCCAGAACGTGCAACAACCAATCAAGGGCATTGACACAGGTACACCATCTGTCGGAATATGGTTTCTCGTTCTGGATTACTTGTCGGCACTTGGTTATAGCTTTACAGAGCATTGTGTGTAGCTTTTCTTCAAAATCGCTCTGCTCTTGCCGTTCAACCTTCTGCCGCTCAAATTTCTTCTTGACCAATTTCCGATGTTTCTCGGTCTTGTGTTGTTCGTAAGTACCGCCGAGAGATATAAAAGCCGTCTTGAAGTCGCAATGTTCCATTTCCATGACAAACTTGAATATATCTCCGTAACTCTGACACGCATGGCATTTATAGCCGTCCTTGAAGACCTGCATTGAAGGATGCCGTTCTCTATGAATAGGGCAGCAGGCTAAGTTTCCCCGAACCTTAACACCATACTTGGCAAGAACATCGTACATGGTCACACTCTGTTTGATTTCTTCAACTGTCATATATAACCTCAAACAATGTCATCTGATGGTATCTTGGCTCTTGCTGTTTTCTGTCATAATCAGCCCTTAACTCTCTAAGAATCTGAACACTTTCAGGAACCGCTTCAAAGTCTTCCATTTCTGTCCAGATGCCTTCCTTGAACCACAGATTATAATGAATATTGTTTATCGCATCGGCCTCGGACACTGCGTATGTTTCAAACTCAACACCATTATTCTGATTTACTACTATGTATTTGCTCTTGCTCTTTGCCATAATTCAGCACCTCAAGAATTCTCTTTGCGGTTTCATTCTTCCGGCAGAGCATCCATTCCACGTTGTAGGAGAGTGTCATCGCAAACATTCTGTCTACCAACCATTTGCCTGTATGTTTGGAATATTTACTCTGCCAAGCTGCAACCTCTTTCACAGTTCGGTAATTTGTACCCTCTATCAGCACTATGAACCGCAAGTTGTTCTGTCTGGCCCTCTTGCACTCGTTCGTGAAGCGCACTATATTGTGAGAACCTTTAGACAGGTTGGTGCATATTTCTTGTAGATGGGCTTTCCGATCTATGACGATGCCAGGACACTCTGTGTTGAAATAGTCACCCTCGTCAAGTTTCTTGACCTCATACTCAATACCGTGATTTTCAAAGTATTGTCTGATGTGATCCCATTTCTGTTCCCGAGTGTCCACGATAATCAATTGAAGGGCAGCTTTTCCCCAATATCATCCGGGATGTTCATAAATCCATCATCGCCTGCTGCCGTCTGCGTGGTGTTATTGTTTCCTTTAGGCCCACAGAAGTTTATACGTTCCACCTTACAAGTGATGCGGCTCTGTTTCTGTCCGTCCTTTTCCCATTCTTCTGTGACAAGGCTTCCCTCTATTACACATTCCTGACCTTTATGGAAATACTGTTCAATAAATTTAGCCTGCTCCCTCCAAGCCTTGCACCGCAGGAAACACTTGGTTTCTCTGTCCTTGTATTTATCTGACCAGGCAATAGTGAATTCACTCAAATCGAATCCACCTTTTTCTTTGACCTCAGGATCTGCGACAAACCTTCCCTGAAAGATAACTTTATTTACCATCGTTATTCTCCTTTGCCTTATTCTTCATACACTCACCGCACATGATCTCACCGAGATTGCGCTGCGATATTTCCTTAATCTCTGCCACCGACTTGCCTGCATACGGCAGAATAACCTTGCCACATACGGGGCATTTTTCCTCACTGAATTCCTTTATCCTTATACCTGTGGTCTTCTTGCCAAATGCCTTGACCTCTTCAACTCTCAGCACGATCTTGTGACCGAACGCATCGGAAGGTGTATCACTGTTGGGTGAAAACAACTTCTTTAATATCTTGGCATTGGTCTTGTTCAGGATCATTGGCTTGCATTCTTCAAAGAAAACGGTCTGTTTCTGAACCTTCTGCTTATTTCCCTCGTCATAGCACTCAGCCATGTCGATATCCTTAATTGTTACAACTCGCTCAGCACCAACATCACCGATAAGCTCCGCATTGATAAAATTCGGATCTATGATTTTTTCCCAACTAGGCAGACTCATTAGTATTCCCCCTCTCCAACAAGTAATGATGTTACGTTCTCCGGGCCTTCATATCCGTACCAATTGTCGTTTTTTTTGCACCAATGGTAGATCCCAATGGCCTCCCTGAACTTCTCATATCCTTCTGACAGAAAATCGTCATTGCAGATGTAAACCCTCACGGCATACGGAGCCTTCTTCTCCTGTGCCACAAATGCAAACTTATAGTCTTCAAACGTGTTCTGAAAGACTCCCTCACGATACATACCTGCTTGAAACTTATATCCATACTTCCTAACGGAGTATTCAAACGCACCGTCAGCACATGAATCTGTGGTCTTATAGTCAACGATGTACTTCTGGCCATCGACCTCTGCCAAGCAATCGGGCCGAACCTTGCACGGCTCACCTGTCTGTGAGTCTGTCCAGAAAAACGACTTTTCATGTAGTCCTGTCAGAAACTTCATAGCGGTTTCGTTCTGACGGATTGTAGTTGCCATTTCCGTGATCTTGGTCATAGATTCATCTGTAAGAACATCCTTGCCGACACTCTCATCTAAGAATGCTGCGTACTGTTCCTTGCCTTCCTTTGTTCGCCTGTCGCACTTAGGAGCCACCGCAAACTCGTCATAGAACGTGTCTGGCTCTAATATCAACTTGTGCGCTGCCTTACCCTCTAACAATGCGAGTGTTTCTTCGGGCTTGTTTTCCTGCGCATATTTCATGTGTAATGGTGAGTGTGAGAGTAGTATGTTTAGTTCCGATCTGCTGATACCTTCATGCTCTCGATATGCCTTGTTAGTCATGTTATCCATTCTGTTCCTCCTGTGCCTTCTTTAACTCATCCAACCCGATCAGCTTCTTAATGTCAGCTTTTGCAACCTTAAGGGCCTCATCCAGGTCGTAGTTCCTTGCCATAGTTCTTGACAATTCATCCTTAAGTTTGTCAATAGTATGCATCATGTCACACGCATCAGCCTTGTGCTTCAATTCTGCATTTTCTTCAATCAACTTGACGAACCTCTCAAGCGGAATAGTAACCATCGGGTCAACGATTGGCTCCGTCATCTGAACGATTGCCGGCTTGGTCTTAATCTCCTTGATTTCCTCGTTCATTCTGCAATTCCTCCTTGCTTTCCTTACCTGTTAATGGCTTTGCACTTATCCTCTCTTCACAATCCAACCCGAACAGGATATTGACCAATGCCATTGCATCTTCCTTAGAAGCAACCCTGATTTTCTGTTCTCCAACTGTAACTGTATACATTCTCGATTACCTCCCTTTGAATTCATGGGTGAGGATGGTGTATAGGTTCCAAACTACCAATGCCATCCAAAATATTAGTTTTTGATTTTCACTTAACATATGCATCTCCCCTTCTTTTTTACAATCTGCCCTCGCACCATGCCTTCATGCGATCTTCCTGAATGAAGTATGTTTTCCTCTTACCGCTCCGCAGGATCACACCGAATGGGCAGGTATTGTTTTGAATCCACACACGAAGCAACTGCTCGGACAGATTTAGTTTTTTGGCTGCTTCTGGGATGGTCATGGTGTCACCTCCTTTGTTTCCGCTTTACTACGTTGAGTAGTATTTGCAGACAAAATAATATCATCAAGAGAAATATTCAAGAAATCTGCAATCTTGATGGCATTATCAATACGAATTTCCCCGGGTGATTTTTCCCATATTCGATAAGTATTGACGTGAACACCGCACACATCTGCGATTTTCTCTTGCGATATATTCTTTGCTCTGCGCCATTCTTCTAATGTTAAACGCTCGCCCATACTGTGCCTCCTTCCTTCAATATTTTGTACCACTGATACCATACTATACTATTTATAGTGGTATGTCAACAATTAGTTGTAAAAACTTTCTTGTTTAGCGTATAATGTGGTAAAGGAGGTGAGTAATATGACACTTGGAAAAAGGCTAAAAACAATAAGGGAAGATAATGGATTAACACAAGAAGAATTGGCAAAGAAAATGGGTGTATCACAGAGAACTGTATCAAGCTGGGAATGCGATCGGAATATTCCAGACATGAATACTTATAAGCATCTAAGTGAAATTTATGATTGTAGCATTGCTTACATTACAGGAACAAAAGAATCAAGAGAATTATCTATGCAAGATATTATGACCGCTTTAAACCGATTTGATATTGATGATTTAGAAGAAATTGCCGCATACATCAAACATATTATCAAAGAAAAGAAAGAATTGTTTGATATAAAACGTGAATCTGAAGAACTCAAGATGAAACTTGCAGAATATGAAAAACGCATTAAAATCCTTGAAAATAAGGAGTGATGGCTCATGAGATTACCAAATTCATACGGCTCTGTCAGTAAAATGTCCGGCAACCGAAGACGGCCTTGGAGAGTGCGCATCACCACAGGCTGGACAATGGATCAGAATACCATGACATACAAACAAATCTCCAAGACTCTGGGATATTATGCCACACGATCTGAAGCGATCAAGGCCTTGGCAGACTACAATGACAACCCCTTTGACCTCAATATGATGTCAGTGACCTTCGCCCAATGCTATGACGAGGCGCAAAAATCATTTACTGATGGTAGAAGGAACAACTATCAGGCCGCCTATAAATACCTTGAGCCTATCAAGGACCTGCCGATCAGAAGCCTCAAGGCCAACCAGATGCAAAAATGTATTGATGCTTGTCAGACTACACAGCAGGTGGAAATCAAGACAGTATGCCACAAGGTTTTCACTTATGCTCTTCAGAATGAGATTGTTGACAGAGATCCTTCCCGGTACCTGCACAGCAATTCTGTGACCAATCGGAAGGAACGTGAAGTATTGACTTGTGAGCAGGCAGCAGGCTTGGAGAATGTCAATGAATGGTGGAGCAAGATAACTCTTATGTTGCTTTATTCAGGTATGAGAACAAAGGAGCTTAAGCAACTCGATCCTGAGAACATTGATACAGAAAATGGCACCATAGACATTCAGATTGCCAAGAATAAATCAAGCATCCGAAAGATACCCATTCACTCGCATGTATTGCCCCTATTTTGCGATTATAAAGAGCAAGGTGGTAATTTGTATGGCTATACTCATGACGGCCTAAATAAAGCCTTAAAATCATTCTGTGGGCATACCGCACACGATTGCAGGCATACGTTTGCAACTCGGATGCGTGAGTGTGGTTGTGATCCTCTGGTGCTTCAGCTTCTGCTTGGACATACACCCACCACCATTACCGAACGAGTATACACCCATCTGACCATTGCGGAGTTGTCTGAGGCTCTTGAATGCTTGAATTATGACGTTTAAATTTGTGACATGTGTGTGACATGTGAACTAAATCTTAAACGTATTTAAGCCATTTATAAGCCATGAACGAATGTACGAGAAAACATTAAAAAACCTCTCAACCATGCGGTTTTAAGGCATTTTTGAGAGGTTTTTTGTCTGCTGCTAAGCAGAATCGAACATCAGCATATATGCATGGTTTAAGGTACTTTTGCGACATGTATGTGACATGTAAATTTAATCTTTTACCATCTTATCCATCACAACTCGCTCCTCTCACCATTAAATTTGAACCACTTATTTGGGAAAAAACAGTTTCAGATGTGAGGTTTCAGAAATGAAACCCTTAAAATAGGCATAAAAAAAGAAGGCAGACACCTTATTCAGATGCCTGCCCCCAATTAAGGAAGATGTAAAAAACCATGGGAATGGTTTTCACCTATAAAATTGATGCCCATGTGAGTGGGCCTATGATCCCATCCGGCTTTCCGCATTCAGGATGGTCTTTTTGATACTTGTAAACTGCATCAAAGGTCTTCTGTCCGAAGATCCCGTCTGCGGCCCCACAACTATAGCCGTGACTGTTCAAATAGATCTGCCATGCTCGGACAAAATCATTACGATCGCCCTTCTTGAGAAGCGGATGTAATACTTCTTGTGGCTCTTCTGGTATCAGATTACCATCAGCCCACCTTAACCACTCATAGCCGTCCATGTGGGCTAAGTCAAGGTCAAGGTTTGCGTTGTACCCCGGTAACCTTCCTTTGCTCGAATACTGCAATATCTTGCAACCGGGCCAAGGTCCCCAGCCCTTTGAATCTGTCCAAGGGTTTGCTACATAAGAAGTCGGTGGTATAAGCTTGTACTGAGCGCACCAAAGTGGGAAATTTCTTCCGACCTCCCATTTAAACTGCCTTGCGACAGACTTGGACATATAAAGAAATGGTTTTACTCCTGTTTTCTGTTCAATAGCCAAAAGCAAATGCTCGCAGTATTTATAATCGCCTGCCGCAAATCTCGGATTGTCATCTATGCCTTTTTTATCTTTGTTATTTTCCCAATCAAGCGCAATGATAGCCTTTCCAATATAAGGCTTTATAACATCGACAAAATGGTTGGCTTCAACTTCAACACCTGCCCCATTGGCATAATGATACACACCGATCAGCTTGCCTGCTGCCATGGCCTGTGTTATCTGCGTGGTGAACTCAGGATTCACAAATGTCTTGCCCTGTGTAGCCTTGATGATGACAAAATCACAAGGAACAACAGCAAGGTTTATTCCTTTTTGATGACCTGCAATGTCAATACCATTCATAAGCTATCTCCTTAATACTTATACCTCACCTTCAAATCAGCCTGCGCAGCCTGTTTGTATGCAACATAATAATCAACCCAGGCTTTTGCTTCTGCGAGATCCTTTTCGGCAGCAGGCACGAGTGTAGCATAGTAGGGATTATACTGAGATAACCACTTGTAATTATCAACGATCTCTTTCTTGATGCGCACGGTTTCATTCAGGTTGTAGATAACACCATCAAGGTACTTAACATAGTTTTCGCATCTCCAAACCTCCATCTTGTGGAAGTCCTGAACGAGATAATCCTCGCCTGCGACAAAGGTTTCCTCAGTGATGACCTTGTTGGGATCTGTAACCTCCTGGGCCATAACCGGGAGCGCAAAGAGAATGGTCAGAATAGTGCCAATAAATAATGCTTTAAGTGTTTTCCTCATGTTTTTCTTCCTCCTTATAGTAGAACTTAGTTGAAATGCCGAGTAATGCGCCTAAAAAGGCATCAATGGCTGTGATGGTGCCGACTATCTGCTCACCATACGGCAGGCCCCATATCTGGGCAAGTGCGAAGTATAATGTTGCGATTGCAGGCAGAACGATTTGTGCGATGTACTTCAGTACATCATAAGTTTTGTTACTCATAGGCTTATCCTCCTTAATCATCATTTATTGAAAAAAACTTAATAATAAACCACATCAAAGCGAACCATAGCAGGCCGCCAACTAGAGCCTTAATCATGCCTTTGCCCTCTCAAGATCATCAATACGATGGTTGGCAACCTTAATCTTTTCCTCAAGCAGCACATCATTGTCCTCAAGCTTAAATACTCGCTCGATTACGTTGTTGTGCTTGTCAACCTTTTTTTCAAGCTCACCAATGCGGTATAGTGTCAGCTTGTTTGATGCTAAAATACCGCCAATAGAACCAATAAGAGTGCCACAAAGCGAAAGCACTCCAACTACTATTTCAGGTTGCATATTCTACCCCCTTATGTGTAATTTAGAACCACTATCATGTAGTTATACGTCATCGGATTGGCACGTTTTAGCACCTGCGGATAGTTAATATACATATCATAGGCACATGCAAAGTATTCTCGGATATCGTCAAATCCTTGCGCCATCATCACGTTATTGTATCTCTCAGCCTGCCATATCTGTATGAACTCTGGTCTAAAACACCACCAATATACTGAATGCCCTGCATTTGAAATACAATGCCCAACCTCATGTGTAAGTGCTGATTCATACCCTCGCTTAACATACATATCTATGCTCTGAACATACATTGTGTTTGGGATCACATTCATTGTGGTGTAGGCATAGGTGTCGGCAAGGCTTGGTGATTCCCAAGGCAATTTATCAACCACATTTATTGCTGTGTTTTGGTAATATACATTCCATTGCACATTGCCCGGCTGCTTGCTCCATTCATACAACAGGCTCGGTGTAATTTCCGCATAAACTAGGGTGTGCATCGTAAGGACACACACCCATGTTATGAATAGAAGTTTAATTATGCGTTTCATGACATTGCCGATAAGGTTGCCTGTTTCCAAGCTGACCATGTTCCATCATTTTTATGCCTTACGCATAAAATATCCGAAGTAATAGAAACACCTATCTGCACTCCTGATGCCGCAGTTACACCTTTTTCATACATCGTTATTATTATGCCCCAACTAAAAGGCTTATTTGTTGCACTTGAGCCAATTGCTGTTACTCCGTTGGGGAGATCGTTCAAATCTCCGGCATACCATGTACCACTACCTGACATATAGGTGTTTATTTTCTCCGTCAATTCCTTATTAGTCATAGTAGGAGAGGCATAGGGTGCGTCTGCGGATAAGGCAATCTGAACATTAGTCAGAACATATCCGCCTACTGTCGATACATCAACACCCGTAGCATCAAACGAGATATAAAATGTACCGAACCTATTAAACGGATAACTGCATTTAACATCAGTGTTCGCTCCATTATGACCGATATACAAGTTGTCATAGTCAACATTGTTCGGAATAGTAAAACTAAACTCATAATGACCTACACTTGGTAAATACTGCAATGTGAGTAGAGTCTGAACGGGTGTTGTTCCTTTCCTGATACCCACCCAAAAGTTTGCCGACCTTGTATCAGTGACAGCATTCTCTAAAGTATTATTTTCTACTTTTAGGTTTGCATTTACCACCTTGCTTATATCAAACAGATTTATGGCCCCCAACACTGCATAGCTTGCCCAATCAACCCTAGTGTCATCGCAGACAGGATGGTTAACCCCGTTCAGGTCTGTTACTTTTCTGAATTCATTTGCCATTTTCTACCTCCTCTATGATAAAACAAGGGCATCATCAACAAATGCCACCGTGGTACCACCGCCACCGCCGCCGTTTTCAACCCAATTCCATGTGCCGTCTGACTTAAGCAATGCAACTTCGCCTGCTGCCGTAACCACTCTTGACTCAGGCATCATGATGAAGCCATCGGGCAATCCCACAAATGTTGCACCTGCTGTAACCTCTTCCTTGGTGTCAGCAAAGGCCTTGACCTGCACCTTGTTGAACTCGTCACCGGGCTGTCTTGCGTAACTTGTGACTTTAATCATTTTTCATACCTCCTCTTAAGTTAAAATAAGAGCATCACCGTCAAAGTATGCGGCACCTGCTCCATCCATCACGTTAAATGTCTGTCCTGTCGGGTGATCCTTGTCCGTGATCTTGACCTGATGTCCACCCGTTATGTTTGTGATCGTGACCGCAGGCGATACTCCTTGTGGCCCTTCGTCACCCTTGATATTGCCCTGATTTACCCATGCCGTGCCCGTACATTTCCAGACATCGAAAGTCTGAATGTTGATGTAAACAGAATTATCATAAAATCCCGTTACACTTGAGCTTTCACTTGTGACTGCTGTGCCAAGAGTAAGCTGCACTTCCCCGACCTTGTTTATAAGGTCAATGGCATCGTGTATACTGCTTCTGACATCTTCGCCATATATCGCATCCATTATGGCCTGAAGCTCGGTTGATATGTCTGCCATTACTTATCCTCCTTTAAAGTGTTGATAATATTTTTAAGGGCCACAACTTCGGCCCTCAAGTCTTTAACGTAATTTATAAGGTGCGGTATGAACTCCAAGTATTCAACCATGCGCTCATCATCAAGCCCTGTCTTTTCTTCTGACAGGCCCATCGAATGTTCAAGTTCTGAATCCGTTTCGCCAAGGTTGTCCAGAATCTCTCGCATATCCTGGGCGGTAACTCCGTAGTGAATGCCGTCCGTGTTCTTAAACCTAAATCGCTTCGGCCTTGTCGCATCAATCAGATTCTTCGACAAATCAATATCAAGCGGCTCGATATCGTCCTTCACACGTTCATCAGATGCCGACCAAATCGGATGCTTTGCGGTACCGCTCACTGTTTGAGTGATATCGTCATAAGCAATCTCCATCTTATCCGTGTCGGAATTGATAAGGTTAATCTCACGATTTGCGCCATCTACAAGCAGATTCGCCGCCTGGTCATAGATGTTCGCATAGCCCCTAAACGTACCACGATGGTTTCCGTATATGCCATCAGCCCGAATACCAACCACATAATAAAAGTACGAAAACTTAATCCTTATGCGTCTAACACCTGCATTGTACAAGGTCTGCGGATTGTTAACTGTCAGTGTCAAAAGGATGTATTCGCCCGACTCATCACCAAAGTTCTTCGGGATCTCGTAAATCACACCCGATGTACCTGCATAAGCAGGCCCAAGTTCGCCCTCTGTGTTTACTGCATCAGCATACGCAAAACTCAAGGGAGTCGTATAAGACGTATTATCTCTGTATTTCAGTTCCGAAGTTCCGAAAACATCATAGTATTGGACAGGATCACCATTTGTGTCCAGAAGCTCTATTCGGTAGGCTATATCAGACGGATAGAGGTCAATCATCTGACCTGCGATAAAGGGCCTGTATGCATACTGCACGGTGCGTGAGATGGTTGTATTGCCCACAAGCACTGTGCGCCATCCATCAGCACCATTCAGCATTGAGATTTCATTCCAACCATTAGGATTATCCGCACCATAGACATATAACTCATTGGCATACCAAGAATCCGCAATACCGCCGAGATAATTGCCGTGACTATCCTCGACATTCATCTTCGTCCAACTTGTGCCTGTGCCACCGAGTATTAACGTGCCACCCTTGATTCTGTCAGCGGTCAAATCACCTGTCTGTATATACGATGCATTGATATATACCTTGTTGTTGTCAAGATAAATACCCTGTGTCTGTCCGTTGTTGGTCAGTTTGTTAAAGACTTTCGCTTGGTTAAGCGTACTATCATAGTTACTGACCGCATCACTGATATCACTGTCTGTGGCAAAATCATTAAGCGTATTGGCCCCAACTGTTGTACTGCCATTCAATGCAGTAATCAGATTCGCCCGGATATGACCGCCATTGATCCTGTCAGCCGACATTTCACCTGTGGTGATATAATCCGCAACAATCTGACCATCCATGGTCATGGCAATACCAACTGTCCAATTATCACTTGGATATGTCCGATGCAGATATACAAGGCCGTTAATATTCCAACCCCATGCCTTTGTGGCCTGCGACAAATCCAGATTGTTTGCAATATGAATCCCAACTATCTGCTCATCGCCATTGACATCAAACGTAACGATGCCGCCATTGTCACCCTCGATTATTGACCATGCATTCCGTTTTGCCTCGTCCAGAACTGATGCAGGTGTTTGAGCTTCTTTTATCTCCTGTGCCTGCTCTATAACCTGCGAAGTAAGCGACTGCACCCGGATTGCATCCGCAAGTGTTATCTGATTGTCAGCAATATTGAGAAGGTTAAGCTCTTGTTTAGTCGCATAAGACCACTGATCGATGCCAAACGTATTGGCAATAATCCTAACAGAATCACCCAAATGAATCCGATTAACAACCTCAATATTTCCCAGATCGACAGCCTTGACCTCTATCTTCATGCTCGGTTGACTATATCTGTTTAAATATGATTGAGCGAGGCTATTAAGTTTGGCAATGCTATCTGTTTCAAATATTACGGACCGTTCTCTTCTACCAAATGCGGCTATTGAAGCGGCATTTTCTTGAGGAGTGCCCACTGTCCTCTGCATGATTTCGCCATACAAAGGTGTTTCGGTTTCTTTTCCGTAAGGATAGATGACATTCAGAAAATTGGTGTCATCCATTTCCTTAACAAAATCAAGCAGATTGCTCCCAAATTCTATCTTCTGGTCGGCTTGTTCGCCATAATCGGATAGTTTTACAATATCAACATATCTTGTCAGCACTCCCCCGGAATACTCTCTCCTGATGCGTACATAACCATCATCGGCAATATAATTCCGCAGGCATGTCAATAAATCTTCTTCATACTGTGGCTGCCAAGTACACATATCGGTAGTGGTAATGGATGTCAGAATACCTGCCGTGAACTGCCTTTTGGCAACTTGATTGGTATTGTATGTAGCAATTGCAGCCGAAAACCTCTGACCATATGTCTGATTGGTGATAGAAGTCATAGCAACCGCACATTCACCAAGCCAAGCCATATCTTCAAGGCAGTATACGTTCAGCGACTTGTCAAAATTCTGCTTGATATCACGGATTTCGCCTCGCCATATCTCGGCATTATCCTCATAAATTGTGATGATACTGTGGTCAACGATCTCGCTGTATCTCGGATTACTAAGCGGCACAGTAAAATTGAACTCACCAACACTGCCCACACTTAAAGAAAGTACCGCAGAAGTGACAACATAATCCTCATTCCCCGGTACATAAATTGTATGTTCATTACCTGTTAAGGTCTGTACTGTGATTTTATACATTACAGTGAGCCGCTCCTATAAACTATCTGAACTTTTGCTGAGCCTGTGAAAGTCAGTGAAACATCGTCATCACCACCTACCATTATTTCAGGGAAGGTGTTTGAGCCTGAATCCAAAGTATATGTACTACTACCACAGGACATTGTTAAAGTGCCAACTTTTTCGCTTACTACAAATGTTGGTACTGTTGGCATATAGCCTGCCGGAATGGTAACAACTAAACTTGTAGTCACTGTCCACGCATCGTGGTAGGTTATGATTCCATTAACAAAGCTAAAAGGATTCCAGAGCCACGGATCGGATGAAGTATAATTGCTCATCTTGTAAGGCTCGGCATTAGGCACATTTAATTGAAACGTGCCCAAGCCTCTAAACCTGTCAAAGTTTTCTACAAATACTCTGCCTCTCCAATAATAATTTGGATCATTGTCAAGAGTAAGTTTGCAAATGCGACCATGCAGTGCATTCCTAACCATAGATATGGTTGAATCCCATCCCATGCGTGGTCTTTCACCACCAAGTGAAAATGATAACTGCCTTTTCTTAAACACAGGCCTGCCTGTTAATGCAGTGCTTGCATCTATTAAACCATTGCGATACGGCACATTAATATAATTGGTTTCCATCTGAGGGTCAGAGATATAATTATTATTTCCTAGCGCAAAACCCCAATCATCTAATGTGTGATATGTTTTGTTTGTATCTTCAACATATATGCTTATGCCGTTCGATAATTCATTCATCGTCTTGCGCTCCTTATTGCAATGTTGCCAAGTGCATCGTTCATGCGGTTTGCTGTCTGGCCTACAAGTGTATTGCCATCAAGGTATAGATTCTGACCTTGTGCGATTAAAACGGATATATTTTCAAGTAATCCTGTTAATTCTGCCGCACCATTTGTGCCACCAAGAGGCTGAACGATGGATTGTCCATTCCGTGATGTCAAAAGTTCGGGGCCTGACTCTCCGACAATGGCTGAACCGCTCGTCAGAATACCGCCCGATGCAAGTTTTGGAAGAGTAACATGACTTAACTCAGGAAGGCCAAGGCTAAACTTCTTGCCGCCTAAATCCCCAGGCACCCAATCAGGAACATCAAATTCCAACTTACCAAGCCTGCTGCCGAGCTTGTTAAATCCATCAATCATGTTATTGATAAACTTCTCAACAAAACTCAGCGCACTGTTGATGGGTGTCTTGATTCCGTTTTTGATTCCGTCAAAACACTTCACAACACCGTCCTTGATGGAATTAAACTTTTCTGATACCGTCTGGCTGAAACTTGATAGCTTGGAACCCGAGTCGGCTAACTTGCTTGCCCATTGCATAGCAAAATCAGAAACCTTGGTCTTGGCTGCGCTCATGGCATCGCCCACGTTTGACTTGAAGTTCTCAAACTTACCCTTGATATCTGATACTTTTTCGCTTATCTTGCTGCCAAGTTCTGAAAAACTCTGTTTGAAGTTCTCCCAATGCTCCTTGGTACGTTCAACAAGAACCCTTGCCGCTTCTTTTATCTCATCCCAATTCTTAACAATAAGAACACCTGCCGCAACTACTAAGCCTGCTGCCGCTATAAATGGTGCCGCTGCCGCTATAACAGGAGCAATTGCCGCAACCAAACTACCAAGTGCAGGTATAGCTGTTGTTGATATAAAGCCTGCCACAGTACCTATTGCGCCACCAATCGCAGGTATAATTGTCAAAACACTGCCTAGTGCAGATGTCAAAGTACCTAAGACAACCAGAACAGGGCCGATCGCAGCCGCTATCAATGCGAATTTAACAATCATTTCCTGTTGTTCAGGTGTCAGGTCTTTAAACTTATTAAGCAACTCGCTCAGCTTATCAATGACCTTACTAAGCATCGGCAAAACTGTCTGACCAAACTGAATGCCAAGATTCTGAAGCTGATTAGTAAACTGCTTCATCTGGACATTGGCGGTATCATTCATGGTACCTGCCATTGCCGCCGCCGTTCCGTTAAATTCCTCAATAATCTCATCACCATCTTCTAAGGCTTCATTTAGCCTTTTAACAGAACCATCAGCAGTCTTAACCATGACATCCGATGATCCCTTAATGGCATCCTTAAGATTCTTATAATCTTCCTCTGTGGCTTCTGAAATAGCCATAAGGCCTGCCATTGCTCTGGTACCACCAAGCATAGCAGCCGCTCTTGCCTTTTCAGCTCCTTCAGCTCCAAAGGCTTCTTTATTTAACTCCTCAAGTGCATCGTCATATTTCTTCTGAGTCAGTGTGCCATCTTCAAGAGCCGCATCCAATTCATCAAGCTGACGATTGTATTCGGTAAGTGGCATGTTTATTTCGCCCATGCTACCACGAAGTTGGTCCATGATCTCCTCAAACGAAAGCATGTTGCCGCTGCTATCGGTCAATGACAATCCAAGCCTATCCATAGCCATTTGTGATTCTTTGGTAGGCTTTGCCATTCTTTGAAGCATGTTACGAAGGGATGTACCTGCCATGCTACCCTTGATACCACTATTTGCCATCAATCCAAGTGCGGTAGCAACATCTTCAATCTCATAACCCATTGCACCTGCAACCGGGCCGACATACTTAAATGACTCACCCATCAGACCAACATTGGTATTTGATGAACGAGCCGCTTCTGCAAGCACGTTAACAAATCGTGATGTATCTTCTGCCTTTAAGCCAAATGCAGTAAGACCATCGGTTACAATATCCGATACCTGTGCCAAATCTTCGCCTGATGCCGTTGCCAAATCAAGAATACCGGGTGTACCAGCAAGGATCTGGTTGGTATTCCATCCAGCCATGCCCATGTATTCATAAGCCTGTGCAATCTCTGTCGCACTGAACTGCGATGTTTCGGATAATTCAAGTGCTTTCTGTTTAAGAGAATCAAGGTCATCACCGTATGCCTGTGCAATACCACTGACCTTTGCCATCTGTTGCTCAAAATCACCTGCCGTTTTGACTATGGCTGCGCCTGCTGCCGCAACAGGAGCGGTAACATGCGTGGTCATACTCTTGCCAACATCTGTGACCTTGCCACCTATATCCTTAAGCTTCTCGCCTGCTTCTCCAATCTTCTCAAGAGCCTGTTTTGATTTGTTTGCCTGTGATTCAAGTTGTTTCAGCTCGGTTTCACATGATGCGATCTCACGGGTAAGGGCATCATACTGCCTCTGCCCCTCTTCTGTGCTTAAATCAACCTGACTTTGTGCCTGCTTAAGTGCTTCAAGCTTGGTTTTGGTTTCGCCAATACGATCATTGAGCAGCCTTTGTTTCTGCTCAAGCAACTCAGTGTTTTTGGGATCAAGCTTTAAAAGCTTTTCAACATCCTTTAAATCCTTTTGAGTTTTGCCTATTTCAGAATTGACTTCTTTTAGGGCCTTACTTAGTCCAGAAGTGTCGGCCCCTAATTCTATTGTGATTCCACGGATTTTGGTTGTTGCCATGTTACTCTCCTAAATCAAGCTTGCCGTTAAAGAATGATGATAAACTACCACCCGGTGCCTTAATTGCATACTTCTCATGGTCATTTGCCTTTTCGGTCAGCATATCCATAACCATGCCAATACTTAATTCATCAAGATCCTGTGATGATAAACCAAGCTCTGCACATCTGAGCATAAAAATAGCACCGCTAGGCTCTCTATCCCTTGGTGCTATTTTTTTTTACTTTCTGCGGTTTGTACTGTGTTTAGATTCCACAATTCAAATATCTGTGGAAATATCTCATATATGTCAAACATATTAAAGGTATCAAGCCAATCGTCTGCCGTTTGTTCTGGCATATCAGGATTGGCATGTCTTGCCATTACATATGCCGAATCTTCAAAAATCATAAGATGTTCTGTGGTTAAGTTACCAAAACCGCCGTCATCTTTGCTCTTTTTAGATTCCTTGAATGCCTTGGACAAGATGTTCATGTCCTTAATCATGTCACGATTTGTAAGCATTCGGTACAATCGTGGTGTTCGTGCCGTGGCCCGGAACTTTACTTTCCGACCATCAATAGTGATTGTTTTGTCCATCTTCCTTACCTCTTCCTTAAATGTACTTTTTGATGTTTTTTACCAGCGCATCCTCACACTCTTCCGCAACAGGTGCAATATGTGGAAATGCTCTTGTTCTGCCACCATTAACCTTTGCATGGCCCTTCTCAAGCAGGTGTGTCAGTGAATAGTCCGTAGCATTGTGAATGGTTGCGGTTTTATCTCGCTTGGTCTTTTTTACTGTCCAACCTCTATTGTATGACTTATCCCATGAACCATACTGACCACTTCCAGCCGGATGAGCAGATTGGAGTTTCTTAACAGCATCTTTTGCCGTTTCAGAAACTCCTTTGTCAACAGCCTCATCGGTAAAATCCGAAAACTCTTCAAGTGCTTTCATCAGCTCACTTGCTAAATTATCGACTTTGACTTTTTTGCTCATCTCATAAAACTCCGTTTTCTTTAGGTTGTAGCTGAAGTAGGAATATAAGGAGCAGTATGCCAATTGGTAAGAACCGTTGCATCGGTTGTTGCCGTGGTCATAGCCATAACTCTGCCGCTCTTTAAAGGTGCAAAGTTTACATCAAGAGTCTGAGTAGAAGGCTCCTTACTATCCGTTGTGGTTGACTTGTCAAGTGAAGGCCTTGTAGCCATGCCGTTGTAAAGCACGAACTTAGTGCCATTCTGATCGCCATCCTCTTCAAAGGTCATAGCGAAAGGTGTAGGCTCTGCCATTTCCTCAACAAGAACATTCTTTGAATCCTTTGTGTAGTTAAGTATCTTGGTCCTGACATCATCAGGCAGAACAGCAACCTCAAGTGATCCTGAATAGCCGTTATTGGCTACAGAGGTATAATACTTGATGTTGTCTGCATAAAAATCGTTGGTATCGCCATTCTTATCAAGTGTAAGTGAAACGGTACCGGGTACATCTATAACAGTGCCGTATGTAGGAACTCCATCACTCCATGCAGTAATAGGGAATATATGGACGTTCTTAATACCAAATTTTACTTTATCAGCCATTGGTTGATTTCCTCCTCTATTGATTTGTGGTAAAGGTGTAGATAACTTCGTAGACTTCTTCGTCCTCAAGATACTCATCATATTTCTCCCAAACTATGTTGTTGGCAGCAAATGCTGCTTCAATCAAAGCCTCGGATGCAGTGTCTTTAAATTCGGAATAAAGCTCAACATCAATTTCCTGAATAACGGCATAAACTTTGTTGTCAGCGACAAAATTCTGCGTGGATGTGTCCAAATAACAAATAAAAGGCAGTGCAGGTGCTTTCCCAACCGGGAATGACCTATAAGTTACCTTTTTATCAAAACCACTGATGCCCATGAGCATCGTATTTACTTCTGCGAGTGTCATTTAATCACCCACTCTCTTCTCGGTATACAATTCAACCCTTCCATCATCTCTGAGATAGGTCCGATACACCGAATAGTAATCGTTATCGTACTTTACACGCATTTGGCCCTCATATTCCGTCATCAGAACATCAAATACCTTGTCAGGCTTCAATCCGTTTTCACCTGCATTAAAAAATTCGCTCTGGCTTGCAGAACGAATTATTGCGAATACTGACTTTTCTGATTTAGTCGGAATTAACTGACCAATACTGTCGCTAGTATATGCATTTGCGATCAACTTAATCTTTTTTGCTTTATTCATGTTGTCCACACCGTATATCCTGTTGACATGCCAAGCTGAGCCTTTTGCTCATCATATGACTTCTTAAATGCCTGCGATCTGTCAAGCGAACCGTGCATCAGCTCAAACTGATAACCACAATATGTAATTATGGCCCGGATAATAATGGCATCGCTTGAAGATGTTGTAACCGTAAGGCCCTCTACACCTGCAATGCCTAAATCCTTGCAAGCCGCATTGATTAAGTCCGAAAGCTCACTGTCAAAGTCATTGTCTGATATTAATAATGCCAATTTAACTCTGTCTAGCATGTTCCATTACCTCTTTAAAGCCCTGAATGCTATTCTCATACTGCTCCCGATATTCGGGATAGATGGTTATATGTCCAATGTGCCCAAGCCTTACCGTAGGCTCAACCCATATTTCATGCTTAAGGTTTGCCGCACGATGGCAAAAAGCCAAATCCTCACCAAGCTCTCGCTCTGGAAAGAAACAGGTACCATGATGCGCCCAAACATCCTTAATGATGCTTGTTTCAATCAGGACGCAAGCAAAACCACAGCCTGCAACCTTAAATGGAGTAGTTGGATATTCGCAACCTTCCCATCTGGCGCATCCGGGCCAAATCTCCGTAAACAAGCAACTTGCATGTGGTGCCCGTCTGCCGTGTGCGATTCCCGTGACAAAAGACTTACCTGACAACATAAGGTCATCAAGCAGGTCCTCCGTAAAAATCATGTCAGAATCAAGCCACAGCATGTGCGTGTAACCATCAGCCATTGCTTTTTGTGCAAGCCTGTCACGGCCTACATAAACAAGTGTGTTGCCTTGGAAAAACACATCGTAATCCACTTCATCCTCGTCCAACCGTCTTAAAAGCTTAGTCAAACACTCAACAAAGCGATAATGCATATAATCTGTTGTGGGAATAGCTATCAAAAGCTTCATTTTTTCTTCCTTGTTTCCTTTGCTTCGCTCTTAGCCGTGGGAACCTTGACAGCCTCTACAATTTCCACAGCCGATTCTGTTGATGTAAGGAAGGATGCTTCTGCCGGGGAAACCTCAATGATTTCCCCAGCTTTATGCATTATCCTTGCATCCCTTAAAAGCTTAACCTTCATGCTTATGATGTAGCTCCTGAAGGCTTAGCAATGTTGCAGAACATATCGCATGCTGTCAGTGCGTGTGCTGCATACTGCCTACCCACGATCTTAACAAGGTCAGCCTCTGCCTCAGACTTGTCATCATACTTGATTATGATGCCTTCGCCTTCGGGATAGTTAACCTGCGCACCACGAAGATCGCCAACTATTGCGTATACTGCATTTGCTGAAGCTGAATCGTATGCCGGAAGAGCAGAACTATACAGAACCTTTAAGCCATTGAAAGGATCAAAAGCAAAGTTGCCTGCTGCGTGTGCTGCTATAAAGTTTGCATATGTAAGCTTGTTCATTATGATGACAGGATTTTCTGCCTGATCTGAAAGGTTTGCATATGCCTTTGCTATTGTGGTAAGCGAAGGTGCAAGTGTAACCTTCTGAGCAGAAACTGCTGAAGATGATGCAGATGAAGATGCATTCTTGATGTCACCAATAACCAGCTCGGTCAGCTTCTTTATGATCTGGTAAGTAAGCTCATCGTAGATGTACCTTACAAGTGTTTCGCCGCCCATAGCGATTGCTTCATCAGAAACACGAATCCACTTCTTAACATTTCTGGGGATCATCTCAACGATACCAAGTGCAAGCTGCTCCTCGGTAGGTGCTGTAGTACCTTCAGTGTGTACCCATGCTCCTGTTGCCGAAAGCTCAAAAGGAACCTTAAGATTTCCACGAATAGAAGTCTTGCGAACCCTTGAAAGGATATCTGACTTCTCCCATGCGGTACGAATGATGTCATCAACTATTACGGGAACGGGAACTGTTCCGCTTACCTGTGTAGTAAGAAGGCTCCTTACCTCTGAATCATTCTCTGATATAAGGTAACGAGCAAACGCATCAACATACTCCTGTGATGCTCTGATCTCTTCGTTTGTTTTCATTTCTCTTTTCTCCTCTTTGATTTCTTCAACCACCTTTACTTCAGGTGATGTTGCAACTGTCTTGCGGATCTCGGCCTTCTTAGCCTCTGCCGCTGCTCTCATCTCAAGCTCCTCCTTAATGCTGCGCATTTCTGCCTCAAGGGCATCAAGGTCAGAACCTTCGTTGTCAAGCTCGCCAAGGATTGCATTCTTGCGCTCCTCAAGCTGCTCAATGGTCATTTCCTTTAATTCCATGACTTATACCTCCGATAAAATTCTGATTTTTTGTTTCTTGCGCTCTATCGCTCTGGCTTCAGCTCTTGCGCTCTCCAGCGATGACTTCGCATTCTCCAATGCTTCGCCAAGTCCTCTTGCCTGAATCGATGTCTGCTCATATGCCGGGAAGGTCACTGCCGATACCTCAAACACCTTACTGATGGCAGTAATAGTGCGTGTAGGATGTTCGGAATCAATGTCATCCCATTTATCTCCATCAACCTTGAACATGAATGACATGCCATCGATGTCACCTCTGCTCACTGCTGAATACAGATTCTTTGCTTCTGCGTTATTCTCAACATCAAGATCAACCCTTATCGTCATGCCTTCATCATCAACGGACATCTGCATGGTGCTGTTCTCGTTGTTGTTCCGGGAACGTGCAAGCGGTATCATGTCGGTGTTGTGATTAACTAAAAAACGGACATCCTTCAAATCGGTGTCCGTTAATGCGCCATTTTCGATTATTTCATCATGCCATCCCAAATCCGTGCGCTGATCGTAAACAATCGGCCTGCCTTCCAGAATGTGACCATGACTTTCATCTTCTTTTGCCCTAACCTCAAAAGTAAAGGCCCTTATTTCTTTATTGTCCTTCATTGTTGTCCTCCTCACTTACCTTTTCATCCGCATTCCAATACTCGCCACGGATGATCCTGACATCACCACCATCAACAGGCGGCAGATTCCATATTTCTCGGATGTCATTTATACTCATAACTCCACGGTCAAGAAGCTGACTCGATACGTTAAGCTTGTCCTCGTTAGTCATGTACTGAAGCCTGTTCGCTGTCAGCATGACCGAATTGCTTGCCTGCTCACGGAAAGTAAACAGCATATGCGAAAGAACCTCAGAAAACTGAATGGCAAAAGGCTCGATCGCACCCTCATAGAATGCCGACCAAGCATCACCAAAGGCCTTATTCTGAAGCACATCCTCGTTGACCATGAAATATTGATACACATTCTTCTCAATCAGCTTCATTTCATCAGCCTGAACAACAAACGGCTGTGATTTTACCTGATTTATGTTCTGATAGGTGTTCGGGAACAATAACAAGCCGCCTGCCTCGGATTCCTTGCCAAAATTTTCTTCCGTAAATCGCTTGCGCTCGGCTTTTAGATCCTCGGCTTTGGTAAAGTTATTTACCTGTGCAAAGAACCGATATGTTGCCGCTGACTTAACACCCTCCTGAATGCCCTGATTCTGTATATTTATCAAATCCATCGTGGGGAATAATGCATGATTGTTTTCGCCCATCAGGTCATTTCTGTATTGGAACTTGGTCATGACTCCGCAGTATTCCAATTCAATAGCGGCCCTCTGTCCATTGGTAAACTCATACCGCAAATAAGGCACTTCACCGTACTGCACAACATCGCAGCTTGTCGGCAATGGGCATACAATACCGCTTATCTCACCATATTTGTCATACACCGGGCAAATAAATGCCGTATTGTGTACATCAAGGATTGTGGACAGCCTATATAAGAACTGTGACCAAGTTTGATACTCATTCGGCCCCTTCCGCAGTTTGTTTTGAAGTGCAGGCTTTGCCGTACCGCTAATCTCAAGCTTTAACTTGCTGACATGCACTGCTCTTGCGTTAATTGCCGACCGAATAAGCTCTGACTCATATATGCCACCATTCCAAGTAGTAAATTTAGGCTCATAGCCGTTAAGCATCTTAAAAGTGCCGTTAAATTTACCCCTTGGTTTCGGTCCACTTTTGAAAAACAAATCAAAGAATCCCATTGTTATACCTCATTAGTTTTGCAATCTATCTCCTAACTCGCCAAACCACTTCTGGCGAACACAGAACGCATCTGCAAGTGCAGCCACACCATCAATATGATCCTTGGCATTGAGCTTGACCAATTTCCCACGGCCTCGCTCCGTTGACATCTTGATGGCTGAATTAAGCAGGTGAACCTTCAGCAAGTCATTGTCACCAATATGAACCTTGCCATCTTTAAAAAGGCCCTCCATCTCCTGAAGGACAGGCCAAAGGTTATCACCCTGATAAACATCGTCACACTGAAAGCCAAACTGCTTCAGGTCTTGAATCAAATACTGCGCACTGTATCGGTCATAGCCAACCATCAAAGGCAATAGCTCAAAATCTTGCACCATATCGACCAACCATTTATAGCAATCGTGGTAGTCAACAAAGTTATCCCCAGAAGGCTCAAGCAGACCCCTCTGTATATAAATGTTGTATGGCAAGCCATCACGGACCGTTGCTTCTTCAATCTTTTCGGCAGGCAACCAAAACTTTGCGAATATATAAAGCTCACCATCTTTCTCAATCACAACTGTTGCCGCCGTAAGGTCCGTGGTCTGCGACAAGTCAATGCCTGCCACGCAATACTTAGACCTAAAATCATCAAGGCTAAGAGCAGGCCCGGACATCTTTTCAACTGTTGATGCCTCAAGCCATGCCATCGAACTATTCTGCTTGATGTTGCAGTATTTACACATAAACTCAGCTTTTTTGCTGAGTGATCCCTCCGCAATCGCAATTTCCTCAAGCATGAAGTCAACACTGACCGACACACCCAAATTCGGATTGGCCTTGCGAAGCTCATTGATATCGTTCCATTTTTCGATATCATCTATCATGAATATCCAAGGCAACAGCTTGGTTTCTTTACTGTCACCCTTGAGGAACCTTGTTGACCTCTTAAAAATCTCATCGTATATTGAGTCATTAACATAGCCGGATGTGGTACATGACAAAAGGATGGCCTCATCCCTTGCGCCCATACCTGACTTCATGACTTCGTACTGCTTAAGACCTGCATCACCTTCCCATGATGCAATCTCATCGCATACACACAGGCTCGGATTGAATCCGTCTGACTTCTTGGCAGAAAATGCAATCTTCTTAACGGATGAATTGGTTGCCGTGATGTAAAGGTCCGACATCCTATGCTTTGGCAGAATAGAATCATCATTAACCTTCTTATTGTGATAATCCTTTTCCGATAAAGCCTCTTTCAATGCCTGATACTCAGGATCAAGCAAAGTCATCTGCCAGATGTTGTTGTAGATGATGTCGGCCTGATCTAACTTGGGTGCAATGTTATAAACCTTGGCACCAAAGCCACCATCAAGCCACCATTCATATTTTGCGATGGCTGCCGCAAGCAATGACTTACCATTCTTACGGCCTATGATTAAAACCACTTCCCGGAACTGTCGCAGACCCTCTTTATTGACGATTCCGAACAGACTCGCCACAAAAGCCTTTTCCCACAGCTCCAAAATCAACGGATTCGGTGCAAGTTTGCCCTCCGTGTGGAAAGCATGCGTTTCAATCCACTCAATCGCATCATTGGCCTTCTTCTGGTCATAAAAAAACTTCTTCTGAGCCATCCCATCAACCAAATAACTCAGCAGAAGCTTGATATATAAGCCTACCGTTTCAGATCCGTCTTTGACCCTCTGATAATAGGCAAAAATCCAATTGTTTTCGCTTTTCTTAGCCATACATCTTCCCAAATATGGTTAATTATCTCTCGTTTTATCGTATTTTCGAC